TAGCCCATTTTTTCATCAATTGTTTTTTAACTCTTGATAAAGTTGAACGAACTTGTGATACACTTGCTTCATTTACTTTTTTATATCCAACGACATCTGGCTTTGGATGACCACCTTGTGAACCACTTGCAGAACTTGCAAATGCTTTTGGTGTATCGTAATGAATACCCGTTCCCATTGGATTTGCTGCACCAGCGGTAGCTGTTGTAGATACTTCTTCAAGTTCGTCATCTTTTTCTAATTCTTTGATGACAACATTCTTGATATATTCTTTTAACTTAGCTATTTTGTCGCGTTTGGACATTTTTAATTTCCTTAATCAGTTCATAATATCTCATTAACGCAACCACATGCTTATCTTGCACGACTTTTCCTTTTGTAGCACTATCAGTATAATCGATAGCTTCTGATAATTTAATCTTAGTAATTTTATCATCAACTTTAGGTAGTAAAGACTTTAGAGCTTTTTTGATTTTTACTACTTCATTGTCTATGAATTCTTTTAGTGAGTTCGTATTGGATACATTATTGATATATTCTTTCAATAAGTTCTTTTGATTTTCATTTAAAGATTTATACTTAGAATTAAACTTGTCAACTAATAAAGAATAACTTAGTAATCTTAAATCTTTTTCTTGATTACCAAATTCTTCTACTATTTCTTGAGTCTTATCTTTTTTGATTTTACCATTAACAATATGTTCTGTAATGGTGATAAGTGAATTTGTTTTTTGGACTGGTCCAAAATCTTCTTTACCTGTTTCAGTTCCAAATAGTTTGTAAACTGATGCCATAATTTTAAAATTAGGTAAACGAGTATTAAAGAACTCTTTTATATCATAATTTTCTTTTATGGTTTTAATTAGGTTATATTTTTCATTATTTAATCTACGATTAGATAACTTTCTACGACTTTTCACTACCGCCTCGACTAATTGAGATGCGTGAGAGTCATTTTTGTATTTCTTTTCTAATAAGATTGAATATAATTCATATTCTTTACCCAATTCAGTATTTTTATTAAAGAATTCTTTAAAAATATTTACTGATTTAGGGCTTTCTGTGTCATTTAACACGTCAACTGTAATTTGACGAGATAAAAGTTCATAAAGAATAGCTGTATTCTTTATCTTATTATGTTTTACATATAAAGACATCTGGGCTCCAAAGTTTTCTTCTTTTAATTGTAATAATAAATATAAAACTATTAAGAAATGTGTATTTAATCTACACCATTTTCTTCTTTATATTCATCATATTCTTTTTTCATTTCATCTACTTTTTTAGTTTCACTTATTATGCTTTTTGACTTTTTACCCATAGTGTTTTTTAAGGCATCGAAGTGTGCTAATGCAAGTGGTCTTCTGTTCTTGGTCTGTTTCCCTAATGGGTCACGTCCTCTTGCTCCACTATCCTTGAAAGGTTTATTCATCTCTTTCGGTCTTCCGCCTTGTTCATCTTCTGGTCGTTCATCTTCTCCGTCATCTTGAAATGGGTCAAAAATGGAACCTGCTATGGTATCAGGTGGTGTTTGAGCATCGTCTTGTCCGATACCCACTGCTGCCATATCACTTGGTGTTCCAATTGCGTCTCCAGTTTCCATTGGGTCATTACCTTCCATTTCAATTTGTGAATGTCTGAACTTTTGTTTTTGGTCGTCGATGATTTCACTTTCAATCTTAACTTTTTCTCTATCGGAAAAATTAAAAATGTTATCATAAACCCAATTAGTAGGTAAAATTTTATCTTGTATCATATCACGAGCTAATGAAACTTTCTGTCCAAACAATTCAATCTTCTCTTGTTCATACATTGTTGAAGGACTTGCTAACTCTAATTCAAAATTTACTAAGTCTTCATCTGTATATCCTTGTGAATATAAGTGAACAACTGCAATCTTTGTTAACTCTGATACTATAATTCTTTGTACTCTTTCGATAGTTCTGGCAAATCTTACATCTTCTGCTGCTAAGGTTGCTTTACCACCGACATTTTCATCAAACCCTAAGAATGCTTTTGGAACTCTTAGTGATGCTAATAATTTGTTTTTCAAATATTCAATGTCTTCGGTTGAATCATAATCGATACCACCTAACTCATTGATTTCAGTTCCACTATCCCCACCACGAACTGGCATAAAGAAGTCTTCTGTTAGGTTTTGCATATTGTATTTTAAATTATATTCACCTGTTGCTTCATCCATAATAGGTGTTTTCTTCATCTTGTTGATGATTCTTTGCATATAGTTATCGACTTCTGCAGGTGGAATATTTCCAATATCAATCTTGAATACTCGTTTGGAAGGTGCTCTCATAATTCTATGAATTAACATAGCGTCTTCCATAAGTGTTAATTGTTTCCAAATCTTTCTTGTAGATTCAATCATTGACTTACCATATGGTAAGAAATTACTATCACTTGCTAATCTGAAGTGAGCGACTTGGAAGTTCTCAAATTCTACTTTGTTTTTAGAACTTGCAGTTCTTTGGCCAAAATAAGGATGTGCTCCTTCAATTGATTCTAAGTAAAATTTAGTGTAGTAAGGATTTTCTTCATCCTCTCCCTCTGCTCTAACTACTTCGTAAGGTGATAATGGAACAACATTTGTAATTCCGTATTTTTCATTGATATCTAAGTAAAGATAAAAATCTCCATACTTAACCATATTACGAACCCAAGGCCATAGATTGAACTCAATGTTCATAATGTCATAGAATAAATTGTTTAAAATTTCTTTAATGTTATCGTTGTCGGTTTTAATATCAACTACTTGTCCGTATTCACCTTTCATAGTTGACTCATCTGAATAAATGTCTAATGCACTTGAAATAATTGGGTCTGAATCCATTGATTCATAGTCCTTAAATAGTGCCAACCTCGCTGCCATAACTTGATGAACAGTTGAATAACCTGTTCCTGCTAAATCTAAGTTAGTATGTAACTTAGAATATCTATCAACAAGATGACTTTTAACCTGATGTTGAATTTGGTCTGTATCGGCAATCTTTAATTTCTTACCACCTACATTTCTTACAATTACATTTGTACTAAATAATCGTTGTAATCTTCCAAATAATGTTGTATCTGCCATTTTTTCCTCACTTACTTTATAAGAGCCAGTCTAATGACTCTTTTTCTTTTCCTGTATCCCAATCCCAACTATCATTTCTGTTTGGCTCGTTGGCATTGTATAAACCCTCATTGTCCATCATACGACTGAGAGTCTTTTTTGTTAATTCAATTCCTTGAGTTTGTAATCTTAATGCAGTATCACGAACCCAAAGTCCAATAGCAAAAGACATTACAAGGTCATCATTGTATCCTCGCATTGCTTCTGCTCTATTATTTATGTAAACGAAAGTCTGTAATTCATCAATCAAACGATTACTATGAACCACTACACTTTCCTCTCTAAAAAATTCTTCTAACTTACTAATAATTAGTGGTCTGGTCTTAGAAGTCGTTGAAAAACCCGCCACCATATTCTTTTCTTGTCTGCTGATTTTATTGTTCATTTGGTGTTGAACATCAACATATTTTAAATCTTTACTTGTGTAAAATAGATTTGGATAATCCCTATCTATAATTTGTTGGATTGTTGCCCAACCAATATTATTATTCTCTACTATAAGTATCGCATCATTATATTCTGTTGCTATACTTACCAACATATTTCCAAAATCTTTGGTATTTATTCTACCTTTATACTCAGCTACTTGTTCTAAGTTTTCAACATCAATCACGTGAAAAGCAGAATAGTCTGCACTATCTCCACGACCGACATCTGCACATACAATATAATTTTTATTGTAGTTTGCTGGCTCCCAAACCCAACAATTACTATCAACACCTCGTTTTTCAATTGGGTCTTTGACACTTCTCTTTCTCAAGTTTTCCAACAATGTTGCGTCAATCACACCAGTACCTGATGTTAAGAAGTCACAATCACATTCTTGAGCTGCACTTCCAACTCCAAGTAAAACATCTTGTTCATCTCTCCATTCTTGTTCTCTGTCTGGATGAACCGTCCAATGTAATTTTATTGGATTAAACATACCAAGAGCTTCTTCAGCTTCTACCCAAGTTTTGTGGAACCAATTACCCACACCATTTGGTGTTGATAATGCAATACATTGACCACCAGTCGTTAGTGTAGATTGTGCTGCTGTCCATATTTCATCAATCTTGTCAATGAATGCCGCCTCATCTAATATCAATAATGATAGAGCTTCTGAACGAGCTGCTTCTGGACCTGACGATACTGCTTTAATCTGTGAACCATTACGATATCTCAGATTTAATTTGTTATCCTCAACACATCTTTGTTTCAACCAACTCGGTAGATTTGCGTGCATAACACGAACTTTTGTTACCAAGTTTTTTGCTACTTCTTGTTTGGTTGCAATTACCAAGATATTTTTATCTTGTTGGAATGTCATCATCCACAAACTATATCCAGCTGTTAATGTTGAAATACCCAACTGACGAGCTTTCAAGATTACATTGAATCGTTCTTTTGTAAATTCACCAACAACTTTTTCTTGGAAATCATACAATTCAAAAGGAATCTTACCTCGAATCGGGTGTTGTATCATACAATACTTTTTCATAAAATATGCAGGGTCTTGTGCACACTTTATATATTCTTGTTTGATTACTTCTTTTATTGGTTGTGCCATTAATCTACTATTTGACCTGCAAGTTTAACTGAACCTGCTGTTGCCACTACTCCGAATGTAAAGTATAACCATTTATTTTCATACCATTTAGGTCTGACAAGTTTTACTTTTTGTTCAAGTAGTTTATTGGTGTCTTTTAGTAAATCTATTTGTGTTGTTTTGTTTGCTATCAACATAGAGTCTATTGCTGCAGTTGCTTCCAATCTCTTTACCATAGCTTCATAATCTTCAACTAACGATACATTTAAACTATCTTTTAGTTCCAATTCTTTAATTGCATTGGTAAATCCCAATACTTGTTCTTCCGTGAAAGAATAAGTCTTAGGTTCTTGTATATCTTGTGCAAACAAAAGTCCTACGAATAATATGTATATAATATTTCTCATATATATAAATATATACTACTTGCTAAACTTCTTCAAAAATTTTACTGCGTCATCAGCATTATCTTCTTTTACTGCTTCTGATGCTTTTTTGATTTGGTTTTTAGTAGTAGTTACTTTTCTTTTAAGTTTTGCTACTTCTTTTTTGTTAACTTTTTTCTTTGCTTCAAGAACTTTTACTTCTTTTTCAAGTTCTTTAACCTCATTGTCTTTAACTTTGATTGCTTTATCAAGTTCTTTGACCTCTTTCTTTTGATTACCACCAAAGAATAAGTTTAGTATTGCGTTAATAATTCCCATTATTGTGCTCCTTGTAGTTGTTTTTCTGCTTCATCGACCATTAGTCGTTTTTCTTTTATGAAATCTCTTGCTTCTTGAATAGTTTTTTCAAATTCTTTTTCACCCATTTCCCATTTGTCTGCTTCTAACATTGGTGTATCAACACCTACATTATTAAACCATTCTTTTTTACCGCCTGTTTTCTCAAAGTCTGTTATACTTTGTTCTAAATCTTTCAATTGTGACTTCTGATTCTCTAACATTTTTTGATAAGCATATTCTCTGAACTCACCCTTTATTCTTAATTTATTTTCCATATCAACTTGACAATCAAAACAATGTCCCATCATTCTCCAAAACTTATCATCAAGTTTCTTCTTCATCGCTCCTTTACACTTAGGACAAAACCAAGGCATTCTTACTGATGCCATAATATCAGTCAATTCTGATTTTCTTGTTTCTCCACCTTTATTTTCTGGTGTTTTACCCTCGTATCCTACTTGAACATAATCCTTTTCGTATACTCTACCATCCATAATGTCCTGTAATGCTTTATTCTGTCTTGCTGCTTCTTTTGATTTATTTGCCATTATAACTCCTTAAAATCTTAAACTACCTAATATCTGATTAATTGGTGCAAATGCTCCTGTGAATTTGTATAGGTTTCCTTTGTATTTGAAAACCAAGCCTTCA